CGCAGATGCTCGATTCAGTAAAGGTCGGCGCTCAGACCGACGAGCCGAAGATTGAGTGGGTTTCCGCTCAGACCAACGCTCGTACCGTCTTGGGTGTCGCTACCGGCACCACGATCCACAACTCCGGCAGCGCCACGGCGCTGGCTCTCGGCTCCGGTCTGGGTGCGAAGATCAAGGTTGGCGCGATTATCCGCAACGCCAGCATTGCTTCCGGCATCGGCACCTACAAGGTGGACGAACTCATGCTGGTTACCGCCATTAACGGCGACGTGCTCACCGTCTATCGTGACTACGGCAACAACAACGGCGGCGCGGGTTTTGCCACCCTCGGCACGGACTCTACCTATGAAGTCATCTTCACGGGCGTTGAGGAAGGTTCCGGCCCGAGCGTCAACAAGTACAAGCCGACCGTGCTGGACTCCAACTACACCAGCATTCTTGACTTCTATCTGACCGTGACCGGCACAGAGATGGCCCGTCGTCCCCTGATTGCTGCGGACAACATGCAGCGTCAGTACGAGGACCGCATGATTGAGCTGAAGAACGACCTCAGCGCATTCATTCTCTACGGTGCTCAGGCTCCTGCGAACCCCGCTGGTACGGATGCAAACATTCGCACCACCAAGGGCGTCCTTCAGGCGCTTGCTCAGGCCGGTGGCAACTGTGACTACACCTCTACCGCAGTCACCGAAGATGGCATCAACAAGCTCTGCGAGAACATCCTCTCGGCGGGCTGCGACCGCAGCGAGACGTACAAGATTTTCGTACATCCCGCTCACGCTCGCGTCATCTCTACTTTCGGCGCTGACAAAGTTCGCGTCGAGCGCGTGGACAAGACGTGGGGTCGCTACATCACCTACCTCCTGACTGACCTCGGCTTCGAGCTGGAAGTTGTGCCTGATCCCCTGGTCCTCAAGAGCAACCTGTTCCTGCTCAACATGAACAAGGTCGAGCTTGTTCCGTTCCGTCCGTGGATGCAGATGGAGTGGGGCATGGCAACTAGCACGCCTGACGGCACGGATGCGTACAAGAAGCGCATCCTCGGTGAGTACACGATGCGAGTCATCGACCCACTGAAGGCCCACGGCTGCATGACCCTACTCAGTTGGCCGACCTGAGCCTCTGAATGATTGGGGCGGGGGCTTCTGGCCCCCGCCCCCTGACTACCAAGGAGGCAGGTTGAGTGACTGACCATGCCGTGCATAGAGCGGTGACGTGATGACCTACACCGACAACATCATCCCCGCGATGACCTCCTACACGGAGCCCAGCGGCGTGGTATCGGCGAGCGGCTTCATCAACGCCACAAGTGCCGAATGGATGGCATTTGACAACCAATACGATGTCGTCGGATGGCTCGACGACGCTGGGACCGGATGGCTGCAATATCAGTTCCCGGTCGTGCACGCCGTCACGCAATACGCCGTCACGTCAATCGGCGGTGGCGCATGGTGCGCCCCGAAGACCTGGTCGTTCGAGGGTAGCAACAACGGCTCAACCTGGGACACGCTCGACACGCAGACGAACGTCACCGACTGGGCCTCGACGGGCGGCGTGCGCAAGGTCTTCAGCTTCGCCAACTCGACGGCCTATGCCTACTACCGCATCAATATCACCGTCGGCAGCGACGCCGGGTACGTGGGCGTCGGCGAGCTGGAGATGATGGAGACGGTGGAGACGGCGCGGTGGTTCCGTCGTCGGGGCCGGAATGGGCAGCCTGACCGTGTTATGCGTATGAAGGGGTGACGTGATGACGGCACGGCTGACAGCTCCTCGTACCACGATAAATGTTCGTGAGTTCGGCGCGGTCGGCGACGGCGGCCACGACGACACCGCCGCCATCCAGGCCGCCTGCAACGCCGGGGAGTACGTCTACTTCCCCACCCCTCCGCTGTGCTACGTCATCACCGACAAGATCACCTGCCCCAACAACGTTCTCTCTGGCGACTCGCGCATAAGCGATGGGCCAGGGACTTTCTCAAAGATTGTCACTTGGGACAACAACTCGACCATGTTCGAGTTCACTGGCCCCGTCTCCGGGATGCGCTTCATTACGCTGCAAGAGGCTTCTGGAGTTCCGAACGGAAACGGTATGAAACTCGTGACGGTCGGCAACGGCACCGACTGGTCGGCCTCCTCTCACTTCAATGACTGCTGGTTCACCGGCGGATACACGCAACTCGAACTAAACCTTTGTCAAGGTTTTGTCATCACCGACTGTGTATTCGACGGCGGCTACCAAAGCGTCGACTGCAACTCGACGCCCAACCTTCTCTTCTCTAACAACATCATCTGTCAGCCGTACAACCAGGGCATGTGGATTCACGGAGACAATAGTTACAACCTGCAAATCATCGGTAATGAGATTCAGGTGCAGGCGACAAACCCCGCCAGTCCGTGGCGTCCGACCTTTGCCGGGATGGGGATGTCACAGTCGGGCATCTGGTTCGATGAGTGCTTTGGAGCCCTTGTCGACGCCAACGTCTTCAACGCGAACTATCAGGGTATTGGGTTGAATTCGTATTCAGGCAACGGTGTGCGCGACATCTCCATCAGCAACAACCTATTCACGGGCCACTTCGCCCCATCGGTCGCGATGAACAGCGTTAGTCGAGTGACGCTCGCGAACAACCACTTCGTCCCCTACGCGCCCGGTATCGGAACGGAGATAGAGAACGAACTCGTGGAATGTCCGCACGTGCTCGTCGCCGGGGCATCCGACCGCGTTATTGTGCGCGGCGGCAGCATGGTTGGCAACACCAATCGCATTACGGGTGTGCAACTCGGGGTCGGCACGACCAACTGCTACGTGGGCGACATCATGTGGGAAGGGCTCGGCCCTATCGACGACTTCGGCGGCACTGGCAACACGAGCGGCCCGTTCATCCCGGCGCTAACCTAGGAGGCCGACATGCTCATAACATTCTCGACCGGCACACCCGGCCTCACTCCCGGCTACGCCATTCTCGAATCCGACAAGACCGAGTACGCGGTGCGCACCGAGACGGGCATCACCGACCTCGGCGGTGGGGAGTATGGCGTAGACGTTTCCAACGCGACCCTCGCTGGCAGGGTGGTCTTGTGGGACACGGGAGAGACTGTTCCCAGATATGCAACAGAGATGTTTGCGTTTACATCCGAAGCTCTGGACATCGCGGCTATCAAGGCCAAGACCGACACCATCGGCGGCTTCGGTGCAATCTCCTGGCCCTACACCCTTACCGTGAGCGGATTGCCATGCGCCGACGCCAAGGTCTGGGTAACAACGGATGTTGAAGGAACAGATGTTGTGACCTCCGGGCGTACCGACAACTTCGGAGCACTAAATCCAGTGCCCCAACTGGACGCAGGCACCTATTACTTTAGGGCAAAGAAAAAGGGCGTAAACTTCCCTGCTTACGATATTGAGGTGGTCGTATGAGCGGCACAGGTATCGGCACCCCGGCCGTTGGCGGTACAAACGACCTCGTTGCCCTTGTAAATGGTGAGCTTGAGAACCACGCCGCATCCGGCTCGTGGAGCGCCGCTGGCGATGGGATAACCACAACCTTCACCGTCGCTCCCCTGGCCCGGTACATCGTAGATAGCGATGCCTGGGTGGTCGGGGCGGGTGGCGTGGCAACTACGGAGTTTACCATGGACTTCGACTCGGGAGTCATCACCTTTGACGACGCCCCCGCCCTATCTGTCCCCCTGACGGCGCAGTTCAGTCACGTCTACTGGGCCGACGGGCTTGTCTTGCAGGCAATCAACGCCGGTATCAACAACCTCTTCCCCGCCTTCTACGTGCCCAAGGCAGACACTAGTATCTCTCTCGTGGCTGACACCTACGAGTACGCGCTGCCTCCGGAGACGCAGTTCATCACCGCCGTTGAGACTCGCGCCGATGCTACGGGGGGTTACACAAAGATGGCCCGTAGTAAGTACGAATGGCTGAGCGACGGGGACCACCTGAACCTGCGCTTCTTCAGTGCTCCTTCGGGCTTTATGCGCGTGCGCTGCATAAACAGACCGTCCCCACTCGTTGACCCTTCCGACACGCTGGAGACTACTTCCGGGCTGCCCAAGCGGGCCAAAGACCCAATCATCTCCTACGCCTGTTGGTACCTGCTGACGCAGAAGATAGCTCCTCGCATCCGCTCCGACATTGCCGTCAACACGCAGGGCGTCGGTACCCTCTCGCCGCGCCAGATAAACGATGGCGTGCAGGCGTGGATGATGCGTTACCAATTGCAACTGGCTGCGACGAAGATGCCGCCGTGGTTAAGTCGATGACTTTTCTTGGAATCGTCAACCCCCGTTTCCCCATTTAGGAGGACCAAATGTCTCTACAACCACTCTTCTCGACCGAGGTAGTCAATGCCGAGGCCGACGCAGCTACGGCGCTGGCCGACAGCGGCTCCATCAAGTGCTACTCCGGTACGAAACCGGCGACGGCCGACACGGCTCTTGGCGCGGCCGTCCTGCTCGCTACGCACGCCCTCGCCGCAACCGCCTTCGGGGCCGCATCCGAGGGCGTCTGCACGGCAGCCTCCATCGGCAGCGACGTGTCCATCGACGCCACCGGCACGCCGAGCTTCTTCCGCGTGTTCAAGGCGGACGGGACTTCGGAGCTGTGGGACGGCACGATTGGCCTCTCCGGCTGCGACCTCAACTTTGACTCGGTGACGTGGCAGGCAGGCGGCACGGCCGCGATCACCGCTTTCACATTCACCGCCAACAAGGCTGGCCCGACTGCGTAAGGGGTAAAAGATGGCCGCTCCGATAATCATAACACTTCCCGTCACGAATGTAGACAAGCACTCGGCTACGTCGGGCGGCTCCATCTTCTCCGATGGTGGCGAGACGCTGAGCGAGTACGGGGTCTGCTGGAACACCAGTGGGCTTCCGACCCTCGCCGACCCGCGCACCATCGACAACAGCGTCAGTCCGTACACCGGCATCGGGGCCGTTCACGTCCGCGCCGCTCTCCACGGCCATGGCACCTACAACGCCGTCACCGGTGCCAGCACCTACAACGTGATGAACTACGGCGCTGCCGGGAACGGCACCACAAACGACGCGCCGGCCATCGAGCGCGCATTCCTGGCGGCCCACGCACACTCGGCGTCCGGAGCCGCCTCAACGGTCCTTTTCCCGTCCGGCAAAACCTACCTCGTATCGAGTGGGTGGGACATGCCCACGATCAGGACAAACGACTGGGTAGGGGCGACGCCTACCGTCCAGCGCAGCGGCATCGTCAAGATGTCCGGCTACGGAGCAACCATCAAGTACCCCAACGCGAACCCCCGATTCTGCTGGCTTCAGGCACTCAACGCAGGTGCGGCCGACACACAGTACAAGACGCACGGCAACCTCATCATTGAGGGCTTCACCATTGACGACAACTATCGCGCCCCGAGCGGCGCCTGCGGCGATGTGTTCTGGATTCCTGCCTACTACAACACCGATAACGTCGTCATTCGCGACGTGACCATGCTCGACCACGTGACCCATCGCACGACCTACCAACAGAATCGGAACGTGAACGGCGTCAACATCATGAGCAACTTCACGAGTCGCGGTCAGGCCCACACGAGCTACATAACCGACATCACCATCGAACGTTGCACGCTGTACGGAGGCAAGCCGGTGGCGATACTCGTGGACGGCACGGGCGGCATGGCGACCATCGGCAG